CTGACGACGCTGTCTGCATATCTGCCGTTAATCCTGCCGATTATCGGACTGTTGGCGTCACCGGCCGCCAAACCCGACACGCCCATCCAGGCGTCGTTGCGCGCGCATCTGGCGGCCCTGCATCACGCGGCGGGCGTCTGATGGTCGCGGTATTGCTCGGGCGCAAACCGGCCGTCGCCGATCCGCGCGTGCCGTTCCTGCATTCGCTGACAGCGGCGGCGCCGCTGCCCGATCCGCCGCCGTGGGCGAACTGGTATGCGGGTGTTACCGAGTGGCCGATGCTGGGCAACGACATCGCCGGCGATTGCGTCTGCGCGATGGCGGGGCACGCGACGCAGCAGTTTTCGAACTACCGCGACCAGGAGTTGACGCCAACGACGGACGAGGCGCTCGCACTCTATTCGGCAATCACCGGCTACGATCCGACCAACCCGGCGACCGATCAGGGCACGGTCGTCATGGGGCCGAGTGGGCTGATGCAATACTGGGCGACCCATGGTGTCGTGTTCGGCGGCGCGAACAGCAAGGCCGGCGGCTTTGCCCAGGTGCAGATCGAACCGAGGTTGGATAGCATCCGACAGGCGATCCACTATTTCGGCGGGATTGGGCTGGGCATCAACCTCCCGGAATGCGTCGTTGCCGGCGCCATGATCCCGTACATGTGGGGTGATTTCGCCGGCGCCGTCGCGGGTGGCCACGAAGTCTGGGTCGACGGCTACGACGTCTCCGTCGGCGGCACGCGCTATTTCGATTTTGTCTCGTGGGGCCAGCGGTATCGGATGACCGCAGAGTTTCTGCTGGCGGTATCGGAGGAAGCGGTCGCGATCTACGACGCGGACAGCATCAACGCGCGCGGTTTGAACGCCGACGGCATCGACGTGGCGACGCTCACGGCCGCGATGGCGTCCCTGGCGGCGTGACATGGCGACCGAGACAGACACATCGGGAACGTGGTCGTCCGAAACTTTACGCCAATATTTTGCAACGATTATCAATGACAACAAGGCGCATTCGGAAACGCGCCTCACCGAGTTGGAGCAGCGCATCTTTGCGACCATCGAGGCCAACGACAGCCGGTACAAGGAACGCTGGGAAGCGGTGCAGGCCGCAATCGCAGGCGCGCGCGCGATCTTGGAGACACGGCTGGAGGGCATGGACCGCGCCGGCACAATCCTTGCCGAAAACGTCAACCGCGTCCCTACCGTTCTGGATCGTGAGATAGCGCGTCTGACCGTGCTGACAGACGAGAAGTTCGTAGGCGTACAGCGCCAGTTCGCGGACAAAGCACAACTGGCGAACGCCGCAGAAACCGCCGCCGCTACCGCCGTTGCCGCTGCTCTGCAAGCACAGAAGGAAGCTGCCAGCGCGCAGAACCAAGCCAACGCGGCGAGCATTACCAAGAGCGAGGTCGCGACGAACAAACAGATAGCGGACCTTCAGAGCCTCATCGCCGCGAAAACCTCCGCCCTCGACGACAAGCTTGTGACGGCGACCGAGAGGCTCACGCGGATCGAAGGCAACATGACGGGAACGGCCTCGCGCCGCACCGAAGGGCGCCTCGATCTTGGCACCGTCCTCGGCGCCATTTCCCTGGTCGTTGTGGTGTTGGGCGGCGTGCTGGCGCTCGTGGCTTACGCGCATCCGCCGCAGGCCGCGTCCGCCGATGCCGCACGCTGACAGGAGCCTGACCATGCCAGTCGACCTTGCGCCGCTGCTCCAACTGCACAACCGATTCCCACAGCGGGCGCTGTGGCGGCTGACGCCGGCCGGCATCGCCATCGGCGCAGGCGCAGCCATTGGCACGCCCGGCGACCCGCTGACGGTGCTGCGCGTATGGGGATGGTTCGCGGCGCCCATCCGCGCGTCGGCCGCAGCATACGGCGTGCCCGTCGAATTGATCGTAGCCGCCATCTGTTCGGAGAGCGCGGGCGGCGAAACCGACCTTGACGTCGTCGTCACGTCGCGCCGCGAGGAACCGGGTTATCGCAGCGACGCGGCGACGCCCGACCGCGTGAGCGTCGGGTGCATGCAGACGCTGTTGTCGTCGGCGTCGGAGGCGGTCGGCCATACCGTGACCGCCGCCGAGCTGGTCGACCCGGCCGTCAGCATCGACGCCGGCGCGCGCATCATCGCCAACGCAGCAGGCGCGACGGGCCTGGACCCGCCGCTGGTCGCCGCAGCCTACAACGCCGGCGGCCTGTATCTGGATACGCCTACGGCCAACCGCTGGGGCCTCGTCTGCTATCCCAGCGGCACCGGGCGATACATCGACGAGAGCGTGGCGTGGTTCAACGACGCGATGCGGGTGTCGTCGGCAGACCCCACGCTCGCGGGCGCCGCGCCCAGCTTCGCCCGCGATATGGCGGCGGCAGCATGAGCGACCGCCATCATCATACCGGCCGGGAAGACGAGGGCGATTCCGACTGGTTGCGCAGCGCCCTTTCGACCATCAACCGCAAACTGGATACCATCATGACAACCCTCGCAGACATTTCCGCAGCCGTCGCCGCAGAACAGACCGTCCAGGCGTCGGTCATCACGCTCCTCGAAACGCTGTCGGCCGACCTGACCGCAGCCTTGGCTTCGGGCGACCAGACGGCGATGGAGGCAATCGTCACGCAGATCGACACCAACGCCGCAGCCCTGGCCAGCGCCGTAACCGCCAACACCCCGGCCGCTACCACCACGCCGACCGTGCCCGCTACCGGATCGTAGCCGCGCCTTGATCGTAGACGCGGCCGGGAGCATGACCCGCGCGGTCCCAACGGTATGACGACGACGCCGGCCCCAGGTTCCGGGGGCCGGCGTTTTCGTATCCAACCCCCGAGCGGGGGCAAACCTACTTACCGACACCGACCTCAATCTATGTCCCTGTTTTTCGAACCCCCAAACCTCGGAGGCATACGGGACACGGATCCGCGATATGCCGGTTTGTGTTCACGAGCGCAACCGACCCCTGCGTCAATCGGTCGCCACGTCGCGCGAAACCGGCGGAAAGGCGCCGATATTGATGGTCGGAGTGAGAGGATTCGAACCTCCGGCCCCTGCGTCCCGAAGCGTACGGGTCATGCGGCCTCCGGGAGATCAGCGCGCTCCTCGAAGAAGCCGGTCGCCCGCACCTGCGCCAACATCGCGTCGCGTATGTCGAGGAACTCTGCCAGCGCCGTCCGCATCTTCGCGATGTACGGCTCGTCCCGCTCCGTCCGTATCAACACCGGCGGCAGGCTGGGGTGGAACGAATAGAAGTCGCAGAACTCCAACTCGGCCACCGCACAGATACCCTGCATCTGGCACCGATAATCCAGGCCCAGCCCGTCCGTCAGATAGCCGATGTGGGTGGCGGGCGATGGCACCTTGATTTCGACCGCGCCGCGCTGGCCGAGGATCAGCCGATCCGGGCTGCACCCGACCCGGCCGTCGTCCGTCGTGATGAAGCCGACGGTCTCGATCTCGGTGTCGGTCGTAAAGGCGTACTGCTCGGCCGCGCGCGGCTCCAGCAGCTTGCCGCGCGCCACCCAGTCCATGTTGCCGATGGCGGCCCCGAGCGGCTCGCCGAGGAGAATTTCGGCCACAAGCTGTTGGGCATAGCCGCGCGCCGACTTCGAAAGATCGCCCTTGGCCGGGGTCAGAATCTTGTCGAAGCAGGATGCGGTCGGGATCCCGAGGCGGGCTGCCAGCCATGCCGGCGTGCCCTGTTCGCAATTGACGATCTTCATGCGGCTTCTCCGGTGTGTTGGGTGCGTTTCGCGAGGGCCGCCCGCTTGGTCAGCAGCGCGTTTTTGAGGCGTGGGAAGTCGGCGGCCGGCGCGTCGGCGACCGAGCGCAGGCCCGGCGCCATGACGGAAAGGAACCGCGCCTCCAGCGTCCGGGTCTCGCGCATGAGGGCGTGCAGTTCTTCGACCTGGGCGGCGGACAGGTGCGCGGCCTGGGCGTTGGTGGCCGGCAGCCCGTCGTTGTCGGCGCCTTCGCGGACGATGTTCAGGAGCATTTCCGCGCAGTAGCGTTTGCCATACGAGAGTGTGCTGCCCATCGCTTGCAGGCTGTTGCGGCCGGCGCCGGCATCGAGGCCCAGCGGGATCGAGGCGCGGCGGCTGTGACCGCCCGCGTGCAGCAGCGTGCCGATGACGACCGCGCCGCCGCCCTCGCGCGCCTCCATATCAAAGGAGAGAGTGAAGCCCTCGCGCCTCATGTGCGGGCGGACGACGGTGTCCATGTCCTCCCAGCGCGCGAAGTCGTAGCCCTTGCCGCCGCCCAGTTCGACGCGGCCGTTCTTGCGCACGCGGGGCATCGCGTCGGCCAAGCGGACCAGGGCCGCGTTGAACTCGGCCTCGGCCTGCTTCGCCAGGATGCGTTCCTGCATGTCGAGCAGGGCCTGCATCTTGGCCACATCGACCGCCGGATCGGACGCGGCCCGGGCGATGATGGCGAGCATCGAGGCGGCGGGCATGGCCGGCGTCATCTCTTGCGACGGCTCGGCCGCCGGCTGCTTGGTGGTGATCCGGGTCATCACGCGGCCTCCGCGTATGCGTCGCGGGCCAGATCGCGCATCCGGAGCGGCTCGGCCGGAACCAGACAGTCGGCCAGGATGCCGGTCACGTCGTCGATGTCGTAGCCGGCGGCCGGGCAGCCAAGCGGGAACTCCAGGGCGGCGATGGCGGTGCGCGCTGCGGCGACGATGGCGTGAAATGCATCGGTGGCGGTGGCCTGCGCGGCGAGCAGGGCGTCGCAGGCGGCCTCGCGGCGCAATTCGGCGCGTGTTGGGTAGGGGTTCATAGCGCCGCCTCCAGCACCGCAAGCGTGCGCTCGAACTTGACGCGGGCGCGGAGAAGATCGGTCTCGCTGCCGTCCAGTTCCGCCTCCGCCTCGGCGGACAGGGGGGCGGGCATCGCGTTCAGCAAGGCGTTAACGCCGGCGATCAGGGCCTCCAGCTTGTCGGCGGCGGCGTGGATGGCGCGTTCGGCGCGGGCGCGGCAGGCAAGATCGGCAACGGTCGGCAGGGCGCGGGCGATGTGCATTGTCGTGCTCCAGGCGGGCCGGGGTGGTCCGGTGGAGGGTATTGTATCTAGAACGGATACGGGGTCAAGGACAAACGTATCTTTTGGGGATACGGCGGACGCGATCTGGAAAAGGCAGGCTGACCACCTGGGGTGGCGGCGGGCGGTTGGAACGCCCGCCGCCGTAACCCCGCAAGAGCACTGTGGGGTGCAATCATGGGCGGGGTTGATGACCAGGGTATCACGGGACTGCCGCCTGTTCCGAGTGGCTTTTAGGATACAGTCTGCTGAAACCAAGGGGTTGACGACACGTATCCAAGCTGGATACGGTGGGGCATGACTCTGAAACAGTGGCTTGCCGCGCAGAAAATGAGCGACGCCGAATTTGCCAGGATATCGGGCATCGGGCAGCGGGCGCTTATCCAAAAGTACCGAAACGGCACGCTTATCCCCCGCGCTGATAAATTGCGCATCATCCGAGACGCGACTCGTGGCGCTGTGACTGCTGACGATTTTGTCGATCAGCGCAACGGTGTTTCGTCGAATCTGCCGCTGCTACCGCCCGCCAACGTGACAACCGCTCCAAAGGCCCGCACGAAGCGGCCCGCGCCGCCACCCGAGCCTCCGGCGGAGCTACCCAATCCGGAGGCCGACGCGCCCGCGACCCGTCGCCGGAGGAAGGCCGCATGACCCGGACCTGCCCGCGTGCGCCGCCGGCTGCGCGCCCGCGCGCGGGATGGCGCGGCGCTGGGGCTGGGTCGGGGGGATTTGCTGGGTGCGGGCCACCATGAGGCGCCGCAGGGGAATGCCGGATCGCGCCGGCAGTCATCGTATCGTCATATCAACAACGAGTCCCCGGACGGGGCCAACCGTCCGGGGTTTAGCAAGAAACAAAGATGCACAAATACATATTGTTTGTCGGCCGCTCTTTGTCCATCCCCTTTCGGGGCTGGTTGCACGAAAAAGTGTGTGACCGTTTGTTAACAGGCGGCGCGGCGGGGTCGCGGTCATGAGCGAGAACGTCGAAGGCCGGCGCGGCGGACGCCCCGCTGGGGCCGATCCCAAGACCATCGAGTTCGGGCGTTGGTGCATCGACGCGAAAGAGAAGTTCGGCCATTCGGTCGCCGAGATCGCCGTTGCTTACAATATGACCGCCTCGAACGTGCATCGCTGCATCACCGCTGCGCGCGAGGGATCCCAGAACAGCGGCCAAACCGAGGGCGCGCGGGAAGCCGAGGGACCGGACGGGCCGCCGCTCCTGAAACCCCGAAAGCTGGGATTGAGCACCGTCAGAGCGCGCGCATCGTACGCCAGCCGCACGGATCGGGGGTTCTCTGGCCTGGATTCAAACATGAAGATGATTTGGCAGGACATCATCGACGAAATTCATCTGGCCGGCGTCGAGGGGGTCGAGTTGCGGTTTGAAAAGCCCGGCCGTCATCACTCGATGGAAAAGTTCGTGGACAGCTTCGGCGCCACGATGGACCAGGTGCAAACCCTGATTGATCGGGCGCTCCTGGTCGAGCTGCCCGATGGCGGTATCGCGATGCCATTCCAGTTCGGCTTGCGGCCCAAGCCGATGGCCGCAAGATCACGAGTGCGACAGTCCGGGCCGCCCCCATCGGGTCAGGGCCACCTGCTGCACTCCATCCAGGGGGGTCGCGTCGACTCAACGGAAAAGGGAGTTTCGCTTGAGTCTTTCGTCAGCAAAATTCGGCCAGAGCCGGAAAATTCGTCAACGGAAAATGGAGTTTCGCTTGAGTCTGCAGGCCCCGCGCATGCGTCTTCCTCTTCTTCTTCTGATAGTGATTCTACAGGCTTAGGAGGAGGAGGAAGGAAGAAAGAGCGCGCGAACGACTCAAGCGAAACCCCCCCCGACTCAAGCGAAACTCCGGTCGCCGCTCCTTCTTCGGTGCTGGCCGACGAGCTGGCGAGGCTGGCCAAGCTGGCGCGGCCGGCGCAGCCCGCCGAACTGGTCATGGTCGAGGCGTGGTCGGAGGACGGGCTGACGCGCGACATGATGGAAAGGGTCGTGGGCAAGGTGATGGCACGGGCGAAGCCGCCGGTGCTCGTGGCCACCGGCCTCGCCTACTTTGAAAAGCTGATGCGCGAGGAGGCGGCCAGCGTTCGCAAGGCCAAGAACGGCGCCCCGCCGCCCACTGCGGCCAACGGCCACGCCGAACCGGCGCCGCAGCGGTCGCACGCGGACGAGCTGGCGTGGGCACGAATGGTCGAAGGCCGCTTCAAGCTGGGATCGGTGCCGAAGGAGCAGGCGGAAACGCCCCTTGGGCTGGCATGGATCGCCAAATTGAACGCATGGCACCGCGCCGGCCACCCGGACGCCGACAGGCCGCCATGCTTCGAGGATTTCCGCCTGGATGCGCGCCCATGAGCCTGCCGAAATTCGACGGTATGACCGATATGGACGCCCTGTGGGTGGTGTTCTGGCACAAACGGAAGGGCGAGATAGAGAGCGGCGATCCGAGGAAATGGGCCGATCGGGGGTCGGCGAACGCCGCTCTCGACAATCTTAAAAGTCTCATCCAGCAGCAATCGCCCGCTGCGTGGCGGGAAATCACGATGGACGCCCGCATGGAACCGTATCGGCGCGACTGATGCTGCCGCCCGACCCCCCCGGCGCGCCGCTGTTCTGGATGAACGAGACCAGCGGCGCGCTACGGCCGGCTATCCTGGCCTATCTCGACGGCTCGGACATGACGCCCTTCCAGGTCGTCGCGATGCGGTCCTACCTCCGCAAGTGGATCAGCGCTCCGCTGCTGGGCGACCGGCCGCCGGTGCGGGCCCTGCGGATGTCTGCGGCCACTCTATCTAGCCGCGACGCCATCGCCCGCTGGCTGCGGCTGGCGGCCGAGAACGGCATGAACCCCCTGTGACCGCCGCCCGCGTCCTGCCGGCGCTTTGCCCGTACTGCGGCCACACGCTGGACACGGCCACGCTCGTCACCAGCGACGCAAGGCCGGCGCCAGGCGATTTCTATGTCTGCCTGCGCTGTGCCGGCCTGCTGCTGCTCGGATCGGACCTGCGGCCGGCGAAGCCCGGCCTGGGCGTCTACGAGGCCGCGTGCGCCGCGCACCCCAATCTCGCCGTCCTCATCACTCGCATGCGCCGCGCGGTGATCTTGGGCACAACCATCGACCCGACCCCAGCGCCGACGCGCCACTGAACGGGCAATTTCCGGACTTTGCTGACACAGATTCCGCGCTGAACGAAAGGCTCGTCGCATGACGGGCCTTTTTGCGTTCTGGCCCCGCGCATTTTTTCCGCGCGCGAATAAACCGAACGAAAAAATTCGGAAAATTCGGATTCTCGGGGTCTATTTCCGCCCCTCCAGGACGCTATTTCCGGCCAGCGCGCCGCCGCGTACCGACCGCATCGGCAACCGCTCCGATCTATTTTGATGTTGACGCTGCGTTCCGATTCGGTGCCCGGTGCGTCGCATGACGGCACAAGCTCCGCCTGCTGCCGGGGGCTTCGTGCCGTGCGGACGCCGGTACGGCGCGGGCATCGAATGGCTGTGCGTGATGACCGAGTTCGGG